CACAGCAAGCGGCACAAACACAAGCCGATGCTCAAGTTCGTGCGGCTCAGATTGCGGCTGATGCCGCTAAGTTTCGACCTGTTGGCGTAACTACTCGATTTGGTCAATCAGCCTTTACGACTGATGCTCAAGGCAATGTGACTGGTGCTGGTTACTCTGCAAGTCCTGAAATTCGTGGTTATCAAGATCGTCTGTCTGCTTTGGCTAATCAAGGTTTGCGTGATGCTGAGTTAGCTCCTTACGCATATCTTCCTTTGACTGGTGGAGCGCAAAGTCTGTTTAAATTGGGTCAAAGTTATCTTGCCAAGTCTCCAGAGGAGGCCGCACAAGACTACATCACTAAGCAACAGGCTTTGCTTGCGCCTAGTCAAGAAAACCAGTTGGCACTGTTGCAAAACCAGTTGTTCCAACAAGGTCGTGGTGGTGCGGCTACGGCTCAAGGCGGTAACCTAATGGCTACAAGCCCTGAACTTGCGGCTTACTACAACTCTTTGGCTCAAAGCAATTTGGCATTGGCGGCACAAGCTGACCAAGAAGCTAGAAACCGCATTACTTACGGTGCTGGACTGTTTGACACTGGTGCTGGATTGCAGAACAAATACTATGCTGGTCAAACTGCGGCTTATGCTCCATTTGCTACCGCTATGGATACAACCACAGGACTTGAAAGACTGGCACAACAACCAATGACTATTGGCACTGAAATTGGCGGCAAAACAACTGCGGCTAACACTTTGTCTGGTAGCTTGTTGAGTTCAGGTATTACTCAAGCGGCGGCTACTATGGCTCCAGCCAATGCCTATTCAGCATCTGGCAATTTCTTGGCTGGTGTTGCTCAGAATCCAGCAGTCGGTAGTGCATTAAACAATGCGTTTGGTGTCCAGCAACAACAAACAGCATTAACAGATGCAGACAAAGCAAGACTGTTTGACAAAATTTATCGTATATAAGGGGAAAAGAATGGCAACCAGTGAAATCTTAGGACTCTTTGCGTCCCCTGAGCAGTATCAGGCCAATCAAATGGCGCAGTTTCGCCAACGTGCGGCTAATGAAGTTCAGTTAGACCCTTTCCAACAAGCCGCTATTGGTATGCGTCAAGCTGGTTACCAATTGGGTGGTGGAATTGCTGGTGCATTGGGTGGTGTTGACCCACAATTGCAAAAGATTGCTAAACGTCAAGCAATCCTTGGCTTGATTGACCCTGCAAATCCTGATTCTTATGCTCAAGCCATTCAAGCCGCATTGCAAACAGGTGACCAAGAAGCCGCTTTCCTTTTGCGTAATGAGATGGTGAAGGTTAAGCAACAGGCGCAAGAAGAACAGTTGAACCAGATGAAGGTGCAAGATTACTTGACTCAACGTGGTCAGGGTATGCAAGCCGCTGGTCTTACCAACATGGCTAATGAGTTGGTTGGTCAACTCAAGAATCCTGATGGCACTATCAATGAGGATGTCAAAGCTAAGTTGCTTTCATTCCCTCAAGGTCGTGCGGCTATCTCTGAACAAGCCAAAGTATTGCCTGACTTGCGTCAACTTGGTGCGTCTGGAACTCCTGAAGTCAATCCATTTGATTTGTTCATTAACGACCCAACAGTTCCAGCACCACTTAAGACAACTGCTAAGCAATACCAAAGCAGTTTTGCCAAGGGTATTTATAGCCCTGAGCAAGCCGACAAGTTGGTTGAAAGACTGGCTACTGCAACTCAGAAAGCTACTGAGTTCCAACAAACTCAATCTCGTCTTGAGCAAAACCAACAAATGTTGGACTCTTACAGACAGCAAGGCTTGGCTAATTCTCAAGCATCTTTGGCTATTCAGGCTCAACAGGCTCAACTCAATGCTGATTTGAAGCGTCAAGATGCAGAGCGTAAGGCTGAAATCGCTAGGAATAAACCTTTGCCAGCAAACTTGGCTAAAGCTGAAGAAGATGACTACGACATTGCTACATCAGCAACTAACCTTGCTACTGATGCAAATGCGTATGTCAAACGCATCAATTCTGGTGAAATCAAGTTTGGCTTGAAAGATAAGGCGAGCATTGCTACTCGTGGTGCATTTGGTTCTGAAGACCCTGATGTTATTGCTCGTCAAGACTTTGATAAGTTCATTGAGCGCATGACTTCTGAGAATTTGCGACTCAATAAAGGTGTTCAGACTGATAAGGACTTTGAGCGTGAATTGAGATTGCTGAAGTCTGCTGAGTCTGCCGCTAGTGCCGCACAAATCATGAAGAATCTGGTCAAGATTAACGTTCGTAAAGTGCAAGATGCAGACGCAAGCATTAAAAGACGTAGAGTCAACGCTGGTTTAGAAATGCCAGTAATATCAATTGCAATCCCTCAATTTGATGAAAGACCTCCTTTGTCAAATTTTCAGACTACAAACACCAATCCAATGGGTACAACTGGCGGTAGGAGATAAACATGGCAGTAGATCGTGAAGCCGCTAAAGCGGCAGGGTATACAGATGCTGAGATTGATGCTTATGAGCGTCAACAATCCATGCCATCAACTCCGCAGGCATCAACATCAGTCTTAGAGCCTAAAGTCCCCTACAACGCACTTGCTGAGTCTGCAAGGGCTTTTGGTCAGGGCATGACATTTGGCACTTTGGATGAACTTGAGGCGGCTTTAAGGACTGGTTCTATTAGCGGTGCTGACTATGAACGTCAACGCAATCTATTGCGTGAACAGCAAAAGCAGTTTGGCATGGATATGCCACTTGTGAAGACTCCATTGGAGTTGGCTGGCGGCTTTGCTGTTCCATTGGGTGTGGCTGGTCAGGTTGGTAAGTTAGCCCCTGAGACTCAGGCTTTAATCACTGGCACATCTACGCTTGGCAGAGTTGGTCGTGGCACTGTTGCTGGTGCTACTACTGGTGCTTTGGCTGGTTATGGCTATGCCGAGAAAGACTCAGGCTCTGAGGCCGCTATGGGCGGCATCTTTGGTGGCTTGATTGGTGGCACTGTTCCTGTAATTGTGCAAGGTGCTGGCACTGTCATTCGTAATGTCTTGAATGCTTCTGGCATTGGTGACCAAACAACTGCCGCATCCAAGATGTTGGCTAACTACTTGGACAAAGACAATCTGACTCCTCAAGAGGCACAAGCGGCATTGGATGAGTTGCGTAAGTTGCGTGTTCCTCAACCAGTCCTAGCCGACTTGGGTAAGAACTTGCAAGACTTGGCCTACAACGCTTATATCGTTCAGTCAAAGGCTAAAGGCCCAACTCAAGCATTCCTTGAGAGCCGCATGATTGACCAGCCTAATGACATTGTTAAGGGTTTGGTTGAGAAGGCTGGTCTGGCTAAAAACGTCAATGGCTATGAGTATTTGACTGCACTGACACAGAGTCAGGCTCAAAAAGCTAGTTTGGCTTATCCAAAAGCCTATTCAATGGACATTGATGCTCAACCATTTAGGCAGTATGTTGATCGTCCTGTATTCATCAAGGCTTATGAGGAGGCTCAGAAACGTGCTTCTGTTTACGGTGAAACATTGCCAGACTTGAGTGCCATTAAGAATGCTCAATCAGTTCCTACTGATTTACTGCACAAGATCAAGATTGGTCTTGACCGAGTTATCGGCGCAGAGACTGACGCTTTGACTGGTAAGACTACTGGTTATGGTCGTGACGTTATCAACATCAAGAATGAATTCAACGACAAGATTAAGTCATTGAACAAAGACTATGCAAAGGCAAATGCTGAATTTGCTGATGAAGAACGCATCAGAAGTTCATTTGAGATGGGTCAGAAGTACCAGCGTCTTGACTCAAAAGAAGCCGCCGCCAAAATCAAGAAGATGAACTCTGACGAGAAAGAGGCTTTTCGTCTTGGCATGATGGCAGACATTAACAAGCGTGTTGGCGACTTCAAGGGTGGCGACTTTACTCGTCAAATCTTCAAGTCTGACAATCAAAAGATGTTGGTGCGTTACGCCTTTGACGATCAAAAAGCCTATAACGACTTCTCTCAATTCGTGAAAGGCTTGGAGAAGCAGAGCCAGACTGCCAAATCTTTAATTGGTGGCTCTAAAACTGGTGAACGTCTGGCTACTCAAGAGAAAGCTGGTGAACTTGGTCAGATAGCGCAATCTGCCGCTACTGGTGATGTCCTTGGTATGGCAAAGGCGGCTGGCGCAACATTGCTCGCCAGAACTAAAGGCATCAGTTCTGAGACTTCAGAAGCCTTGCAACAGCGTTTGTTTGCGACAGACCCTATTGAACAGCGTTTGATTCTGACTGAACTCAACAAGAGAGCCAATAGAAGGCCCACAGGCTTGCTATCTGGTGCGGCTGGTCTTGGTACTGCCACAGGTATCGTAGGAGACTGAAATTGACCCAATCACTATTTGCCTCATGGCGGCTGGTCTGGTCAAGCAGATTCAGCAAGGTGTTGACCTTTACAAGCAAGCTAAAGAGCAGTTTGTTCAAGTCAAAAGAACTGCTGATGAAGTTGTGGCTATCGGCAAGGAACTTGGTGGATTCTGGAATCAGTTCCTTAAGTTCTTTGCTGGTAGCCCAAAGCCTCAAGTTGCAAAGCCTGTCGCTAAGTCTAAGAAGTCGGATTATGTCGATGTTGACGAAACTCAAGTCAAAATAGACATAGTTAAGAACCTCACAGAGTTTTTCAAACTTCAGGAGCAGTTAGCGGCGCATATCAGAGAAGAAGAACAAAAGAGTCTGACAGTCTACGACCCGAATCAAAACCACATGGAAGCGGCTTTGAAGCGGGTTTTAGCGCAACAAGAGATGGATAAACTTGTTGTTCAGATTCGTGAATGCCTCGTATATTCTGCCCCTCCTGAGATGGGTGCTTTGTACAGTTCGGTTTACGACATGAAGGACAAGATTGAGGAGGAACAGACGCAAGCAAGGTTGAAAGAGGAAGCACTAAAGAGGCAAGAGGTATGGCAACGCAAGGAGGAAGAAAGAAACTTCCAGCTAAAGCTAGGGTATCTGACAATGACTTCTATATTCCTCCTCTACCTGTGGCTGTGGTTCGCCCTACTAAGTCGTTGGAGCAAGACATAATGGGATGGGTATTTTGCTGTTTTCTGATAGCGTGCCTACTCCCCTTGGGTGCGATGTTGTATTTAGACATCTTGGAGGCCAAGAATGAAGTCAAGCAACAAGTTGAGAAGGTTGAGAAGTTGCGTAGACAAATTGAACAGGAGAAGCGTAAAAATGACAAGACATGAATTTTCACTAGTGATGCTGACCATTTGTGTTGGTATCCTTTGCGGTCTGTTGGCTGGTTGTTCCGATAGATTTCGCTATCCATGCCAAGACCCTAAGAATTGGGATACACCAGAATGCAAACCCCCAATATGTACCGCTACTGGTACTTGTCCCGATCAACTCATCAAACCTGAACAGGAGAAAAAATAATGGCAACCATTGGATATAAAACCAACAATCGACTGACATCAGACGAGATTGAGGTCAGGGTATGGGCATTCGTTATCGTGGTCTTGGTGACGATTTTGCTTGGCGCTATGGCTATGTTTCTCTACTCAGTTTCGTTTGTCACACAACCGATGTCGGGAATGGCAAAGATAGACTCTATCTACTTGCAACAAGTCAACACCATTATGGTGTTCATTACTGGTGTTCTTGGCGGTGTGGCTGGTCGGACTGCTGTTAAGGCTGTAGCCAACGCTACTGCAAAGGCTGAAGCCACTGACAATGACGAGCCACCAGCACCATGAGTTTGTTCAATCCTTGGGTCTTGCTAGGTATTGTGATGGCGGTGTTATCGTCTTTTGGCGGTGGCTACTACAAGGGCAAGACTGATGAGGTGACTCGTCAACAGCTTGAGATTGCCGCCTTGAATGCCCAAGCAAGACAGAAAGAACAGGCACTTGTAGCCACCATACAAACTCAAGCCCACAAACTCACAAAGGCCAACAATGAAGCCAAACTTCTATTACAAAAGCGTAATGCTGACATTGACTCTGGTGCTCTCAAGTTGCGGCTTCCTGTCAAAGCCACCAACTGCACCGTATCAACCCCCGACAATCCCACCGCTACCAGCGGAGATAGCGTTCAAGCAACAGCCGAACTTGACAGAGAGGTTGCTAAATCTATTGTCGCCATCACAGACCAAGGAGATGCCAACACCAGACAACTCAACGCCTGTATTGATGCCTACAACGCCGCCTATCAAACCATAACCAAAGGAGTCCCACAATGAACCTGTCCAAAAACTTCACCTTGAATGAACTCACAAAGTCTGAGACTGCAACACGTTTAGACATTGACAACACGCCAAATGATGAGCAGATTGAATCATTGCGGTTGCTTTGCGAAAACATCCTACAGCCAGTGCGTGACCACTTTGGTAAGCCTGTCAAGATTTCATCTGGCTTTCGTTGTGCAGAATTGAATTCAAGCCCAGCAGTAGGAGGCTCAAAGACTTCAGACCATTGCAAGGGCCAAGCTGTTGATTTCGAAATTGATGGTCTTCCAAACCCTGATGTGGCTCAGTGGATTATGGATAACCTTGACTACACCCAACTTATCCTAGAGTTCTACACACAAGGACAACCCAATTCGGGCTGGATTCACTGTAGCTTTGACCCATCTAATCTTAAAAATCAAGAACTCACAGCCGTTAAGGTTGCGGGGAAGACTCAGTATTTGCAAGGACTACAGGCATAAGAGGACGCTTGCAATAGTGTTTAGGGGTGAGGTGTTCATACAAGATCACCTCACCACACTTCTGGCATAGCCA